AACCTTAACTTCAGCATCGCCTTCAGCCGTCATATCCATATCAAACGCATCAAAATCGTCTGGCCGATTTCCCAAAACGGGAACTTGACGCATGTTCATGGGGGCTAATGGCATGGCTTACACCGGGTACAATTGTGAATTACGACTTGACTTGTATAGCATACCTTCAGTCTTCTCCGCTACTATTTCTACAGGTTTTTGTGCAAAACCAATAAGACGAAGATGTGTCAAGGCTTGTGTCATACTATCTACTAAGTCATCATGCTTGGCTTTAGGGAATGCTTCGGTTTGACTTATAACCATTTCTGCCCATTCAAAGTCGGGGGCGTAAATCATTCCCTCTGAGAACAAATGTTGGATAGCATAGGCGCGAGCAACTTTATCACCGCGACCCGGATCGATGAGCTGGATACCCCAGCTTTCACGGGCAAAGTGGGTTTTAAGTTCTTGGGCAACAGAAATACCAGCCGCCTTGGATTCGATTAGAAGCTTGTCAATTTTAAAATCATTGCAAGATTTAAGCACTTGTTTGACCAAAAGTGGAAACTCTAGGCGTTGCTGCCACGCATAGACAAGCATAATGCGGCGGTTGCCGTTTCTGTCAGCCCACACGCCCCAGATAGTCAGTGCGCTATAATCGTTCTCTTGCTTACTGGTATAAGCGGTATCCAGCGACGCAATGACGTATTCAAACGGAGGAAATACCGTTTTTGGCATTCCTTCTGCGCCAGAAGTAGCCTCATCCCACAAGATCCACCAATCACGCTTAATAATACCACCACCTTTTGGGCGGGGACGTTGCTGCAACTGTCCAGCCGCCGCAAACGGGCCAAGAGCGGCTTCAAGAGAAGCTACTTCCGCCTCTCCAAAACGGTCTTCAACCAGAAGTTCACCTTCTGTTCTATCGTCTACAAACCATTTGGTAATGCATTGGCGGTCTGATTCGTAGCGCATGGGCAAGCAAAGATGCGTCCACTCACCCCGGTCTTTGGATAAAACGTGGCCGGTCAAATCAGATTCGTGCAAACGCTGCATAATAACGATATAAGCGCCCGTTTTTGGGTCGTTAAGACGGGTTGACATGGACTGGTCCCACCAATCCAGCGTTCCCTGACGGACAAGATCTGATTCGACCTCGTTAGCGTTGTGCGGATCATCGACCACAATAATAGAACCACCTTCACCGGTCAGTGCGCCGTCAACCGACGTAGCAAGTCGATAGCCGCCTTTATCATTGTCAAATCGAACCTTGGTGTTCTGATCCGACACAATCTTCATGCTCCTACCCCAATAGTTCTGGTAGAAAGGCGATTCAATCAGGCGGCGGGTCTTGATGCTATCGCGGATGGAAAGCGATTGAGCGTATGACGCAAACAAAAACTGAACGTGTGGGCCAGATAGTGGGCCGTACTCAGACTGCGCCCATGTCCATGCAGGGAAACAGACGGACACCATAGAGGACTTTGAGGTGCGTGGAGGCACGTTGATGACCAAACGGCGGATCTCGCCCCGTGTGACCGCTTGTAAATGCTCTGCAATGGCTTCAAGATGCCAGCCATACTTGTATGGATTGGGGTCAATATACTTCCAAGCGCTCTCCACGAAGGAAACCATGTCCTCTTCGTGATCCAAACGCTCTAACTCACGTAAAGCTTCTTCTGGGTACTGTTTAATGGCGTGCTCAATGTTAGCCGCCCGAAATTCAAGCTTCTCATTCATACTCTTCTACCTCGCCTTCAATGACGAGGGATGGAGGTGCAATCTTGTTGAGAAGGCTTTCCCGTAGTGCAGCCCGCTCTTCAAAAGATAAGCTACCAAAGTCAAACACAATGTTGGGTCTGGTATCTTTGGCTTCTTCTTTTTCCCGCCAACCCATGCGGGATTTGGCAATAAACATAGCCGCAGGCATAGCTGCCGGGGAATCTTTCATGGCTTGTTGATAGATATTCTCCACCACCAAAGCATCCGCAAGTTCTTTACCGCATTTTAGTTCGTGCTTGTAAGTGGTCTTAAGGTGCGTGGTGCTAACCCCTATGATATCAGCAATCTCAGGAATGGTTTTGCCTTGTTTAGCAAGCCCCATAATGGCCTTACGAACCAATTCGGTGTCGTCGATCTTGTGCTTACGCACCTTATCGTCTTTGCCTTTTCGATTGTCATAGGTTGTTTTTGTCATAGAAACCTCTCGCTTTTGTCCTCTATATATACTATTAGTTGACAGCTTAGCAAGTACCAGAGGCGCTCTCATAGAAAGGTATCCCATGCGCGGTGAGTATCCAAAGATCGTTGGACTAAAAGAACTACGTGAACAACGGGAGTATGACCCGTGGTCTGTAGCAATACAGGTCGAAGCTGAACAAAATTGGTTTTGGCGTTCTTTGTATTGGGCAACTGGCCGCCTATCGTTAGCTAGGGCCGTCATTGAACTTAAGAGAGAAGTTAACCAATTACGTACTTTGCGTGTTGCTAACTTGCGGGAATCAGACCAAGCAGGGGCATTGGGGTTGCAGCTTTATGCTGAAAACGAACGGTTAAAATCTCAAATTGATCGTTTAGACCCAGAGGAATACGAGGCAAGCCGTGACTTTTATCGTAAAAGCTGGGAAGGAGCTGCGGAAGCAGCGGAGAGTTGGAGACGGAAGTATGAGTTGCTTTCCGCCGCCCATGAGAAGTTTTTAAGAGACTACGAAACGTTCTGCGACAAGTTTCTAGAAGGGAAACAAAATGGCTGACAAGTTTTGCGCTGACTGCAAATGGGTTACTTTTAACGGAAATCACCGTTACAACTGCCTAAATCCAATGAATGATGACCTTTATGATTGGTTTAATCCGTCTACAGGCGATGTAATCCGGGACATTCGCCGGTCTTCTGTTACGTATGAACTCAACACATGTACAGAATTTGTCGCGGAAAAGAAAAATTCCCCGTCATCAAAATGATCAAATTGAGGTATAGTATGGCGTCGTTAACAATCGAGGAGTTTCTTATGGGCCTAGCAGCAGAATCAATAACTTATGAGTTCACGTTTGGGGCAACCCCAAACTTCACCGTTACCACTGACTCCTTTAATGTAGGGAATGATAACATGACTTGGAATTACCGCGTTGTTTTGGAGCCCAAGGATGGCGACGACAGCTTGTTTTCTGAAGATAACTTCTCGATTCGTGAAGTGTTCTATGATGAAGACGGCGAGATAAACTTCTGGTCTGATGAAGCAGCCGCCCCTTATGGCGTTACTTTTCAGGAAATTGCTGACGACTTTGATCTGATGGCTGAAGCTTTCAAGCTCCCCGTCCTCGTCCTTACTGAAGGCGAAGACGGAGAGGATATCCTTATCGAGTCAGAAGAAGTGTTTGAGTACGAGTATCCAGACACGAAAGAAGTAGAGGGAGAATAATCTCCCCCTCTATCAAAATACGTGGTCGCCTCTAAACACGGGGCGGCCACCCACCATCTCACATAGTTCAGGTGGTAGCATTCTTCCTTCGTCATCGAAGGTAACAACTGCAAAGCCCTGCTGAGAGCGCGACGGAGAGCCCTCTGAGTATTCAAACTGCGGACCAAAGGGGTCTGCTAGTGTTCCAGTCTCCACGCCCCACCTTGAGCCGTTCCTGTCCCGCATAGCGGTGATTTGCAACTGGTGAGTGTGACCCGTGATTATGTTGACGCCAGAGTGAAGTGCGTTATTCCACCCCGCATGGATGCCGCCACGAAAACGATGCCGTACTTCGGTTCCGTTAATGTCAAAGGCGTAGGAGAACTTCCAATCGGTAAAGTGTTCCGCCAGAGACATGATGTAGCCATCCATCTCGTTAGCGTTAGCTGCAACGTAGTTATCAACTCGCGCATCGTGGTTTCCCATCGTCCAGAGTTTGTACTTGGCGTTAGGTAGCATACGGAGCCACTTCTTAGCGGTATCAATCTCAACTTCGATCTTAGGAGCTTTAGATCCACGAACAGCGGGGTGACGACTGATTCGGGCTCCGTCGATAACATCGCCATTCATAATGATGCCATCTACCTTGAGGGACTTTGCAACTTTGATGAATGCTTTGTAAATTAGGGTTGGCTCTCCCGACCATACATGTAGATCAGATCCAATGATCCACCGGGTTCCCGGAGCTTCCATTGTGATCATTCGTGGGTAAGTCCAGACTTGCTGGTTATATGCCGCCGTTGGTAAGCCTTCTGGGAATCGTTCTTGCGCTGTGAATAGGCGGTGCTGGAATGTTTGTCTTGGGATACCAATTGACTTTGCTGATTGTGATAGGTTCTTTCCGGTAGACTCATAAATGCGTAGGGTGTCCATCATAACTTCGGTTGACATTCTATGGGTAGCCATGCCGCTCTCCTGTTGTAATTCCCGCATAATGCCTTGAAACCATGACGGTTTTATTATCATTATTCTCTGTGGTTTACAACTGTTAAGATACGAGCTATATGAAACGATATCTTCTGGGGACTTCTAGTTTATACTTACGGTCCATCCGTAAGCACCCCTTTGGTTTCGGCCAGAGGGGACTAATTAACAAAGTGTAGCGCAGCTTGGTAGCGCACTTGTCTTGGGCACAAGGGGTCGTAGGTTCAAATCCTACCACTTTGACCATTATACGAAGGGGCTGCTCAGACGGCGGATGAGCACCGGACTGTAAATCCGGCACATAGAAACGGAGTTGGTTCGAATCCAACCCCCTTCACCATAGGTTGGCCTTGTCTGGTTTGTGTTCTGGCTTGGTCGCGCGGCTAGTTGTCCGTTTGCTACAAACACAATGCTTCCACACTGTACGGGGGTGTGGATTAAGACAAAGGTGGTAGCCTGATGGTCCATCCTTAGCCCGTACCCCATTCCTCCACTATATTGTTGTGTGAGGATGTGCCGCTATAATGAGAACAATGGACTGTGGATGTATCGGTCAGCGGATCTTATAGCCGTCAGGGGAAACTCTGGCGGCTTTCCTTTGTCGACTATACCAAAGTGCCAGTTTGGTACAATGACCGCCAGATGAATTGTACCTAGGTATAGGGGGGACCCAAAAAGGGGTGGGGGGTTAAGTAAATGTTAGAAATGAGAAGTAGTGCAGTACATGTTATTTTTGAGAAGTAGTGGGGAATTTTGTTGGTGTTTGGGGGATGGGGGGTCCCTGTCCTGATGGGGGGGAGGCAAGAAAAGGGGGGTCTGGGGGTCGCCAATAGGCCCCTGAATGCCTAAGAAAGCATCACGCTATCCCCCCCCCCATGCCAAGCCCTAGCAGGCAGGCTAACAAGCGGCAGGCAAGCGGCAGGCAGGCAGGAAGGAAGGCAGGCAGCAGGCAGCAGGCAGCGCGCAAAGAAAAGGGGAGCGCTTGGCTCCCCCTTGTGTCCCGTTCTATGTGAGGCGCTTACCATCCCATGATGGGATCAGCTTTGCATGCCGCCATGAGTAAATCGCTAGGCGTCTCGTAAGGAATATACTCTTTGCCATTCCAATACATGCTGGTTGCCTTTTCGTATATCTCCACCATTCCGCCACTTCCTTCATACGAGAAACGATAGGCACGCAATAGAGCGCCGTTATCTATCGTTTCGAATTGAACGTGATAGCTTTCGAGGCTCTCTATGCGAGCCTGTAGCTTAAGCGTAAGCGCCTTATACCGGCCTAGCTCATCGATCAACATATCTAGCGACGTCATGTCTATTCCCCATTGTAAGCGCTGCACAAGCGCGAGCGCCTATATCTTATGACATAGGCGCTCACTACTTGTCAATTATGAAACGTACTGGCCAGTAAATGCTAAAATTGCAATCTAGTGGCCTTCAGTAGATATCAATTTTAACATCTACTAGAGCGCCACTAAATGCTATTTTTGCAATCTACTAGGCTTGCAATGCATAGTCCTCTGCTATCTGCCAGAGATCGGCGTTGAGCTCTACATTCTTTCCTACTGAACGAATGGCGCGGACTGAGCGATAGCCTATATTTCCATTCTCTAAACGCTTAAAGCTACCTATTCCGCCTTGCGTTAGGTTTTCTTGGACTACGTTAAAAGTCTTCCAGAGATCGTAACCTTGATCGTCTAAACGCCTTGGAACGAGCAAACGATCAGGCTTTACCGCCCATTGCTGCTCATCAAGCCCATAGCGTGCCACCAGAGCCCTTGCGGCAAAGTCCAAGCGATCACTATCGGATAGCGATATCTTTTGCCATTCTTGCACGCCTAGCAACGCTTTGTTGCTATTCTCTATGACTTTATATGAAGCGTCGATAATCTTCCCTTCCAAGTCTCCTCTATGAGCCAAGCTAACCTTTGCATATGTCTCACTAGCGGCGACAATCCCGTTTGAGCATATCATGCGGAACATTCCGGACCACATCTGCAAGCCGGTTGTGCCATCATGTGAGTTGATAACCACAATCTCAGGCACGCTGTCGCCTTGGTAGCCTAGGCTTTCATGGCGGAAACGGACCATATGCTTTTGAAAGCCTTGCTTGTCCGCTTTGCGTGTTTTCGTCTCGTATGCTTTTACCGGAACGAAATTCTCTTTCACTAACAAGTCAATCACATTGCTAGTAGGGACATGAACATATTTGTCTGTCCGACTATCGTGTTTCGTTGTCTGTCCTACTGAATAAGGCATATTTACAAGGTCCAACATGTCTTTCTCTCCACAATTTGAAAGCGCCATTCCCTTGACGCATTTAGACACTATCAACATTTCGTTGACAACACAATAGCCTTTTATACTCTTTCTCTATCTTTTCTCTCTATGGCATATCGGCCCTTTAGTACGTCTCATTATTGCCTAGTACTAGCTGCAATCTTTTTTCAGTGTTCACTGTTTGTTCTTATTGACTCTTTCCACTACTTATCATAAATAACATGTACTGAAACGCGAAAGGGAGAGTTTCGCTATGGGATATGCATCACATACTAATGACGACGTCCGTCACCAATTGGTCACAGGACACAATCCTTCGCCTTTACCGATTGTGTTAGGCGCTTTCATCGAAACAGAATACG